AACTGGTAATGCAACAATTACTGGTAATTTGACTGTAAGTGGTACAACAACATCAATTAATACCGTAACATTATCAACAAACGATAGTATAATAACTCTTACAGGATATGCAACTGGTTCTGGTGCGCCTGTAAACGTAAACTCCGGTTTTGAAGTTGTAAGAAATGCTTCAGCAACAAGACAATTTGTGTGGAGTGAAGCAAATAGTAGATGGCAAGCTGATACTGATTTTTATTCAGCTGGTAATATAAGTGGTGCTGGTAACATTGTAATAACTGGTACAATTGATACTGGACAGGGAGCAACTGAGGTTTATTTAATGAACCAAAACGTTAGAACAACTGATAATGTAACCCATGCAAATATTACAGCAACGGGTCAATTAACAGCAGGTAATAGTTTGACAAGACCTTCATCATTAGCAACTCTTAATAACTATGCGGCTAGAATTGGTGGTAGTGATGTGTATTTAAACATTGCTTCATTAGATGGTACATATGGTTATCCGGTAGCATTACAATCTGGTAGAAATAGTGATAATGCTAACTTCCCAATGTTGTTAAATCCAAATGGTGGTAATATAACTGTTGGACAATATACCGGTTTGGGTTATAATTTTGGTGTAGCTGGTACGGGTTATTATAGTAGTAATTTAACTGTTGGTGGAAACATAGTTGTAACGGGAACAATTGATACTGGGCAAGGAGCAACTGAGGTTTATTTAATGAATCAAAACGTTAGAACAACGGATTCTCCAACATTTGCTAACTTAACTATTGCAGGGCATTATTATTCATCAAATAACTCACAAAACATTTTATTAAGAACAAATGGCAGTGGTGGTGATGGTGGTATATTATTACAAAATAGCGCAAGTTCATTTAGATTTCAATTATATGGTGATGGTTCAAATTATGGATTTTTAAATGGAGCTTGGGCAAGTTGGGATTTAAGAAAAAATATAAATGGAAATTTATTCTTAAATAATCAAAGTACATACTATATTGGTACAAATGAAATTTATTATAATAGAGTATATGGTACAACTGATATGCGTTCACCAATATTCTATGATTTAGATGATACAAACTATTATACAAGTCAGCAATCAACATCAAATTATAATATTTTAAGAACTCAGCAAGTATCAACACCAAGACATTCATTAACATCTGCATATTATGGTGGTGGTTCAACTCCATCAACTGGATATTTGATTACAACTAATATAGATTACGCTACATTTAATATGCCTACCGTAATTATTGAAGGTTATGCATATGGAAGTGGAATACCTATTCACTTAGAAATTGTTTGGTACGCATATAATAATAGCTGGGTAAGTTATTCTTATGATAACTTAGGTGCTTGGGATCCTGGTACAGTATCAATTGGTACAAATGGTAGTGGTAAAGTATGTATTCATTTATCTAACAACATTTATTATGGTAGATTTAATGTAAGATGTATATATGACCAAGGGCATTCTTATTTAGAAGGTTGGAGTGTAACTGAAGCAACAACAGCAGGATTATCAAGAGTAGTAAGCTTAGGTAAAAATGCATTAAATACAAGTATTACAGGTACTGCTGGTTCTGAAACATTAGCAACTGTAACAAGTAGAGGTAACATAGCAAGTGGTGATATATATGTTCCATCTTCTGCACATTTTAGAGCAAGATATGATGGAAGTAATAATTATCATTCATCTTTAAACTGGTATGGTTTACAATTAGGAAATAATGGTGGTAACTATATAGTAGCTGGTAGAACAAACGCAGGTGGTGCTTTATACATTTATACAAACAATACATCTGATTTCACAACTATAAATGGTGGGTTAGCAGCATATTATTCAGCAGACCAAAGAATAGGTTATGCAACAACTGATTTTTCATATACAGCAAACGATAATAGTAGAAGTGTAGGTTCAACTACAAATAATAGAGTATTTGTAAATGGTTCGATTCAATTATTAAGTAATAATGATGCTATTGTTATTGGTAGAGGTACTGCTACATTCTTATCTGATGAAGAATTAGGATTTGGTTGGGGTGGTGGCTGGTATATGGTTGACGGAACTTATTTAAGAGTAAGAGGTTCTAAAGTTCTTTATAATGATTACTATATACGTTCAGACCATTCATTTAGATTAAATAGTGAACGTTCTCTATGGGCTAACTATGGTTCGTGGAGTTCATACATTTCAAGAGTAGCTTATATATCATTTGACTGGAACGCTTCATATGATTCATATCAATTCCATGGATTAGCATCAACTGATTTAAATGGTTCATTTACTGATTCTGTATCATTGAACTCATTCAATGATATTACAATGAGATTGGATGCGAACAACAATAATGGTAGTTCGTATTTCAGAATGATGAATGATAGTGCTGGAAGTAATCAATTTGGATATTGGGGATTCAATGGTAGTAACTACGAATGGTACACAGCTGGTATAGCATACGCTGATTCTTCAATGAGAAGCCGTATATTCTACGATTATGATAATACTGCATTTTATATAGACCCTAACAATACTGATACATCATTTAGAATGGCAGGTAGTATTATTTCTACCGCATATATGAGAATTGGTATTGAGGATGGCGGTTATGACTGTTATATGCAAATCACCGATGAAAACCCATCAGTTGATGGATTTGGATATGGTGGAGAATTTTATTTTTATGGAGATAAAGCTGTAGCTTCATCCATTCTTTATATGGGTGGTATTGCAGCTAGTAGACAAGTACGTTCTGCTGACCAAATGCGTTCTCCTATTTATTATGATTATAACGATACTGGATATTATTTAGACCCAAATAGCACAACAAATATTCGCTATTTAAAAGTTAATACAACCGGTACAGCATCTTCAACCAGAGCATTAACAATTAAGCAAGATGGGTATGGTGAGTACAACTATGGTTCGTATCCTGGTGCTTGGACATCTGCATTACAAATCCAAAATAATGATAATACCAAAATGATTTGGATATCACCATTGGATTCTGGAAACCATGCTAGATTCCATGTAAATGGTACAAACTCTGGATTAATATTTAATGTTCAAGGTTCAATAAATGCAAGTGGTACAAACGCATTAGAAATTTATAGTTCTTATGTATATACTCCATTAACTTGGTACGCATCATTTTGGTATGATTCAAATGATACTGGATATTATGTAAATCCAAATGGTACATCTCGTATTGGTGGTATTCAAATTGGTGGAGCATCAACTTCATCAAATGAAATTCGTTTTTATGGTGTAGCTGGTGATAACCCTGGTTCATATAATCATGGTGCGATTATTGAAAGATTGTGGAGAAATGGTGATGAATCTGAATTATTAATATTCAAAGGTAACGATCCTGATACATCAACTATACATGACCGTGTAAGAATTGCAGCTACTGGTAGAATTGTTTTTGATTCAACTGCCGGATATGGTAACGTTGATGATTATATTTCTGCAGCAGGTACTGGTAATATAGAAGGTGATGGATATTTCTATGGTTCTGAATTCCACGTACCAGGTTCAATATTTTCACCAATTTTTTATGATAGAAATAACTCTGCATATTTTGCAGACCCAGCAGGCCGTTCTAGATTATCATCAATAGATTATGGTAATGGCGGTTACTATTTTGCAGGTGGTGACTGGGGTTGGAGACATAATACTCCATCCGGTTGGATTCAATTTGGACCGGCAAATACAGGCCATGCTCACATTTATACTGACCGTTCAAACTTCTATTTCAACGTATATGACCTTTATGCAAATGGATATAGAGTAGCACTTTATAACTATTGGTATGGAAATATGTACTTAGGAAGTGGTGGTGATTTTTACGCAACTATTTTCTATGATACAAATAATACAGGATATTATTGTGACCCTGCTTCTACAAACAGATTAAACTTTGTAAACGCAAACAACATATACATCAACCCTGGTTATATGTTGTACTCCGATCCTGGTGGTTGGACTGGTGAATACTATAAGATTCAATGGCATAGTTCTCACTTATATCTACAAGCATATGCGAATGGTTATCATATTATGAGATATGGTTCTGATGGTTTAGAATCTCATCAGTTTGCTAGAGATGGAAACTATTGGAATAGATATATGGGTTGGATGAGTAACTACATCAACCAAAACGTAAGAACTGATGCTGGTCCTACATTCCAAGAGGTTTACACAAACGGATGGTTTAGAAATAATAACTCTGGACAAGGTTTATATAACCAAAACAGAGGAATGCACTGGTATTCTAATAACGGATATTGGAAATCAGCAGGTGGTGGATACGGATATGGTGGTATTGTAATGTACAATAACTACGAATCTGATTTAAGAGGATATGCTGGATATTGGGATGGTAGTGGATTTGGTATGTTGAATAGTTCTGGTAACTGGCAGATTCGTATTGAATATGGTAACGCTCATATGGAATTGTATCGTGTGACTTGGGCAAATGATATGAGAGCATACATTTTCTATGATAGAGATGATACTGGTTATTATATAGATGCAAACGGAACTTCACAATGGGTAGGTTTAACCGATAGAGGTAGAGGTAATATTGGATTAACTGGTAAATCGGATTATAGAAGACCACAAAGTTATACAGGTGATAGAAACTATTGGACAGGTACGCAAGGTTGGGGTACAACTGACTTTAACTGGATGATGGATTGGGGTTCTGGATTTAATGATTCTTGGGGTAACCCAGGTAATCAGCCTCCTGGTACTTCACATTGGGAAACTGTACAAGCGTTCCACTATTCTTGGACTTATGGTGGTGGATATGGATGGCAAATGACCGGTGGACCTGTTGATAGATTATGGTTCAGAAATATTTGGTCATCTCCATCTGGTTGGAAAGCAATGGTTGACTCAAACAATAGAGGTGAATATTGTATTCCTACTTATGACTACAACCACTATTCAAGAGTTTACTTTACTTACAATAGAGGATACTACGCAACACAAACCGATTCGGCAATGTTGCAACCATATTCAACTGGTAACAATGGTGCGTTCATGTCATTCCACAAAGGCGGTTACTACGCATTGAACTTAGGTTTGGATGGTGATAACGTTGTAAGATGGGGTGGTTGGTCTTCTAGATGGCAAAGATACTATTTGAATGATGATACTATTGGTACTCCATATGTAGTTCGTGCAAACTTCGATAACTATGGTGGTGGTGGTATGTGGGTATCGGATGATGGTGACTTAGCAGACGTAAACGATGGATACTTATCATTAAGAGCTTCTTATGGTTTAAGAATCTTCTCTGGTAATAGAGGTGGTGGTGCAAACATCAACTTGAGATATGATGGTGTGATTATTGCATCAAACAACATCATCGCTTATGGTTCACCTTCGGACAGAAGATTGAAAGATAATGTTAAGTACTATGAAAACGCATTGGAAAAAGTACTTAAACTTAGAGGTGTTGAATTTGATTGGAAAGAAGGTACGGATGAGTACGAAACTACAAATCTAAGACATGATATTGGTTTCATTGCTCAGGAAGTAGAAGATGTTGAACCAATGTTGGTAAGACCTGATGATGCTGGATATCTTGCAATAAGAGATAGAGCAATGCCAGCGTTATTAGTAAACGCTATGAAGGAGTTGAAAGCAGAATTGGATGAAGCTAAGGCTGAAATAAAAATGTTGAAAGAAAAATTAGGTTTGGGATAAAAACTATATATTTATATATATTAAAGTAAAATAACTATGGCAATTAAAATAGCAGCAGAAATAGGAACATCACAAGGTATAACTGATGAAGCTTATGTTAGAATTTATCGTTATGTGGTAGATAGAAACAAAGGTGCATTAGAATTATATGTGAATGTATTTAAAAATGAAGAAACTGCAAGATTATTGGAAACAAACATTTCTAATCGTATGGGTGCACCAATCCAAGATAGATTTCTTGCAAAAGTAGATGCAATTCCGCATTGGCATTCTATTCCAATGGTGGAAACTGTTAGTGAAGTTATAGATGGTAGAGTATATGAAAAGAAAGTACCAAATTTCACAGAATTACAAGGAGAAGATATATTTGCAAAAGCATATCCTTTATTAAAAGCAAAAATAGCAGCAGATTTAATTGAAAGAAATGTAATTCAAAGTGCAACTGTTTTAGAAGATTGTTAAAATAAAATAAAAATGATAAGTTTAGTACAAAACAAAAACGTATTTGGTAAAACTGTAAATGTTGTATTCACAAATATATTAAGATACGATATAGATTCAGATGAGTGTGTATTAAGATATGAACTTAGATACAGAGACCCAAATAGAGAATCAGTAGCAATACCAGATAATGTTATTGCAAACGGTGAATGGAAAGTACCTACTGATGTTCTTAATGCATGGAGTGGTAGTAACTTCCATCTAGCAGAGCAAATGTGTCAAGAATTTGATTTTAATGTAATAGAGCATCTAAATGGTTAATTCTAAAAATTAATATTTATAACTAAAATAGAAACAAAATGGCAATTACTTATACGTGGCAAATAAGAGCATTATCAAAAACAAATGGTAATAATTTAAATGATGTAATCATTGGTACAAGATGGGAATGTAAAGGAACAGATGATGTAGATAATATTACTGGAACTTTTGCAGGAGCAACACCTTTCAAATTAGATTCAGTTGACCCTGATAATTTTACCCCATATAATGAACTTACCGAAGAAGTTGTATTGGGATGGATTAAAAACACTGTAAGCGGTTCATCTAATACAGGATATTGGGACCATATCAGCGAAAGAATCCAAAAAGATATTAATAATAAGAGAGGAACTATAAGAAATGTAGATGAATTTGACCTACCTTGGTCAGCTACTTCTGGTTCTAATTCTGGTTCTTTACCAATATAACATCAAATTGAACTGAATTTAACTAATATCCAAAGCATGAATATTTGTTTTGGATATTTTCTTTATATTTATATGTGTATTTTTAGATGGAATACAAATTACAATAAAAACCTAATTGGAGAAATAAAATGGCAGAAAGAATCGTATCACCTGGCGTATTCACAAGAGAAAATGACCTTTCCTTCCTAGCGCAAGGAATTGGTGAAATTGGAGCAGCATTTATAGGACCTTTTAAACAAGGACCTGCATTTGTACCAACAATTGTGAGAACACAATCAGAATTCGAAGATATCTTCGGAACACCTGATGGAACTTATTATACTGAATATGCAGTACAAAACTATTTAAGAGAAGCTGGTTCAGCAACAATCGTAAGAGTTGCTGGAGTTGGTGGTTATACTCAAGTTAAACCTATGGGTATTTTCGCATCTTCTTCTAAATGGACTGAAGCAACTGGTAGAGCACAAACATTAATTGGTGTTTTATACAATACTAATTTAGGACAGCAAGAAGTTGGTTTCCCAGCTGCTAATATAATGCCTGTATTTGGTGCAGATGCAACTGGTAGTGGTGCATTTTTACTTTCTGGTTCAAACCTATTACAAAGTGGATATTCTATTTCCGCTTCAATTTATAATGCCGATACTAATGACCTTTCTGATGTATTTGGTTCTTCTCCAATTGTAACCTCAGCATCTACTTCAAAGAAAGCTTATTCATACATTTTCTTTGAAAACACAGGTTCAGCATACGCAAACAGCGCATCAGCATCTATATTTGTAAAAGAATTACCTGACCAAGAATATACTGGTGATGAAACAACTCCAGCTTATTCTGAAGCATATACTCCTTGGGTTAAATCTCAAAACATAAGTGGTGAAAGATATGACCTTTTCCGTATAGCAACTTTAGGACATGGTACAAACTATAATACTAAATTTAAAGTTGGTATTTCTAATGTTAAAGCAGCTGGTGAAGATGGAGCAACTGATTACGCAACATTTACTTTAACAATTCGTTCTTATTCTGATACTGATAAGAGAAAAGTTGTTTATGAAACATTCAACAACGTAAACTTAGACCCAGCATCAGTAAACTATATTGCTAGAAGAATTGGTGACAGATATATCACAATTGATTCAGATGGTAAAATAACTGAGCATGGTGATTATGTAAACATTTCTAAATACATTAGAGTTGAAGTAGCTGAAGCTGGAGCATTCCCTGTATCAGCAGCACCATTTGGACACGCTGCATACTTTAATCCAATTAAAGTTGCAACTGCAGATGAATCTAAAGTTCCTGCAGTAGTATTCCAAACTGGTTCAGCAAACAATACATCTTCATCTCCAATTTATTATAGTGGATTTGATTTTGAAACAACTGGTGTTTCTACTGATAACAAACAATACTTAAAGCCACTTCCAAACGGAGTAGCAACTGGTAATAATAAAGTATTCGCTTTTGATAATAGTGCTTTAGGACTTTCATTCGAAATGACTGGCTCTACTTCATCTGATATGGCTAAGAGACAATTTATATTAGCATTCCAAAATGGTTTTGATGGTATGAACCCAACTATGAAAGCAGCTAAAGCTGGTGATAGTGAGTGGGGAGCAGCAAATCAGCAAGGATTTAATTGCGCAACTTCAACATCATCTGGTTCACTTTCATACTTTAGAGCAATTAACGCTGTATCTAATCCTGATGAGTGGGATATTAATATGGTTGTAACACCTGGTATTGTAAGAAGCCTTCACCCAGCAGTAACTCAAAAAGTTATTGATATGGTAGAAGATAGACAAGATGCATTCTACATCGCTGATTTCAACGATTATGATGATACAATTACTGAAGCAACTACACAAGCAAACGCAGTTGATTCAAACTATGTAGCAACTTACTATCCTTGGATTAAGACTATTGATGTGAATACAAACAAATTAATGTCTGTACCACCATCAGTATTACTTCCTGGTGTTTACGCTCAAAACGATAGATTAGCAGCAGAATGGTTCGCACCTGCTGGTTTGAATAGAGGTGGTATCACTGGAGCAGTTAGTGTATTGAATAGATTAACACACTCTGAAAGAGATACTCTTTATGAGAACAAAGTAAACCCAATCGCAGCATTCCCTGGACAAGGTATTGTAGCATTCGGACAGAAGACATTGCAAGATAAAGCATCTGCTTTAGATAGAATCAATGTAAGAAGATTACTTATCACTGTTAAAAAATACATCGCATCTACATCTCGTTACTTAGTATTCGAACAAAATACTTCTGTGACT